AACACCATTTGTATCTGGTGCAGAATCAACACCTATATTTTCTCCTTCAACTGTGGGAGAAGAAGTTACCGCTACTCCATCTTTTGTGAGTGTTTCTAAGAAGGGAGGAGAATGTGTTCCTAATCCGTGAACAATTTCATCGGTTTGTTCTTCTATTGCGGATACTACATTTCCGCTACCAAGTCCACTACCTGGACTAACATCACCTCCTATATTTTCAGGTCCAACTGTTGGAGACTCCCCTTCTGGTCCTGGTCCTGCTGGCTCTGGTGGTTCTGCACTTGGACTTGCCTCCCCTAATATCTCTTCCTCAGCTTTTGCAATTTCATCTAGTCTATCAAGTTCTTTCTTTTTGGCTTCACTCTTTTTAATTGCGGTAAAGATATCCCGATCACTCATATTCTTGAATTTACCAGAATATTCTTCCTCAGCTTTAAGGTTTGCGACCATTCTTGTTAATCTTAAAGAAGATCCACCTAAGTATTTTTCATCAACCGTGGCAATCTCATCGTCCCTTTCATTTGCTTTCTCCTTAAGTTCTATCTTTCTGATCGTAGCGGCAATTTCTTTCTTATCCATACCTTCGAAAGCTCCTAGTCTTTCATACCCGGCAGCCAGTTCCGCTATTCTTAGCTCATCCCTTTTTAGATCATTCTTTTCCTTTTTCTTTAAGTCTTTTTCCGCTTGTCTAGCCGCTTTAGCATCCAGATTAAATTGGTGCTGAGACATCCATTCTGATTCTTCTAATCCACCAACTCTCGATGCCATTTCGCGGTGAAAGAGCCTTTTTTCTTGTTGCTTTTGTTTTACCTTTTCGATTCTTAGTTCTTCTCCCAGCTCCCTGTCTTCCGCAGTTTGATAAGAATATCCACTCGCATCATCTTTTATTGCTTGAATAAGACTACCTTTTTCACGTAACCAATTAGCGTGGATATCCTTTTCTTCAGCAATTATCAATGCCTTTTGATCTTTTTCCTCCGCCCTCTGCCTTTTTTGCTGATTCTTTAGCATCTTGGCTTCCCCGGTCAGAATCTTAGTTATTTTATCCAGACCTCCAGTAGCCATGGATGTCACTCCCGCTACCTTCGCAAAGGTTTCCATTGTACTAGCCATTTGTTAATCCCTATTTTCTAGTGTTTCTAAGGTTATCGTGTCTTTCTTTTTCTTCTCTAAGCCAATCCGCTAAAAGTCTAACGTAAATATCTCTTTCATACGGCAACATATTCTCTAGGTCTGCTAGGCTGTAATTGTGATGTTGCATAAGTTGGAAGTTGGTCTTGTAATGATTGACCAACGAATCGTAACTTATGCAAAGCCGAAAAAATCTTCCAGCCCCTCCAACGTGACTGGTTCTTTATGACCACATTTTGTACACTTATAGTCAACTGTATGTTTTAATGTCGGTAGATTATTAAAAAATTCTTTAATTTTATCAAAGGCATCTTCGGTCAAACTCTCTACAAATTTAACCATATCAGGCTTAGACGTTTCTTTACCTTTATAAACATTCTCGGCATCAAATACATAATCTATTGAATCAACAATAATTTTAAACATCTTTTCAATAGGATCATCCTCACCATCGTGAACTTTCACTTCTTCAGTAGACAAAAACTTTAATTGAATTCCAATATCATCCTTTACCATTATCTTTGAGTAATCTTTTTCTGGAAAATCAATTTTTATTTCATCAATTCTAATTGGATATTTATCTATGTTTCCACAGAGTTTCCCGTCTTTTCCTTCTTGATTACAAGTAAAAGCTGGTTCAATCACTTCTCCTCTACTTTTTGCTCTAATATTTAAGAACAAATAATCTACATCAAATGCGGGTAACTTATTTCCGTCTATCTTTCCATCAGTACAGTTTATGATGATTCTTAAAATCACATCTCGTACTACTCTCTGAAACTCTTCTCCCTTTAAGTCTTTTGCTCCTTCCATTGCTGTTAAAAGAATCTTTTCTTCTTTCACCAGAAATGGTCTGTAGGAAACAGTCTGGTTTTTGTCTGATGGTAATTTTAAATTATATATCGGTGTTTCTATTTTTGGTAATGTCATAATATTATCTCCTATTAACAATTATATTATCAATGCAGGGAATAAACGTTTATTCCCCTTAACTTTGTTGAAGCGTATTATCCTGCCCAGTAGTATTCATTGTTATCTCGAAGGGCTCACCTTCGACTATCGGATCTGGATCAGCCCACCATCCTTTGTGTGGATTGATATGATTCCAATCTTTAAATGTCCAAGTTACAGTAAATGTTGCTATCTCTCCTTCACTACTCCAAGAATATTCTATTGGTCCAACAGATGTTGGATATGCTTCCATCATAACGACATTCGCAATAGCACCGCCTTGTCTATCGAGAGGAATGATGTGAACTTGTCCAACATAATCCAGATAATAACTTAAAGTATATACTTGTCTATGTTTTCTAGGAGCCCCCAAAGATGTCCCTGTAGCGTGTTTAACTTGTCCTACAATAGCAGATAACCAACCATCAAAGAATCTATGTTCTGCATAATCCTCTCCACACATAAATATCATAGTTGTTGTGTCCACTATTAAATCATTTGCTACTTTAAATACTGGACCAAATCGTCTACCATCGATTGTACCTAGAGATTTACCTGGTAATGTTACTTGTTTTGCTTTATATGAAAGAAATTTAGCTCCTCCCTTTTCCAAGTCTGCTCCGGTGTAGAATTTTCCTAAGTATCCACCGCCACCAGAAGTTCCCATTGTTTTGTGCCCACGAGGCATATAAATTTCGATAGAATACATATTATTTCTAGCGAAATCATCACCTCCTATTATTTCATTAAATTCTGATATTTTCATTACTTACTCCAAACTGATTTTGCACTGGCACCAACAAATTTCTGATATGGTAGAAATATAACATTCTCCCATTCATTTGGTGGTGCTTCTAATAGACTTGTTCTTACGTGTCCGTATAAGTATTTATGTATCATTTTGTCGGCGTGTCTCACATTTCTAATCGCATCCCAAGAGACATTGAATTTTGCCGCGTCTGTCATAGTTTCAACTTCACCGTGTTGAGTAGCGAATTTCATCATTTTTTTGAAAAATACCATCCTGTCCATAGGAGATACATAATGAAAATTGAGTCCCATAAAGCCATCCTTATACACATCAAGCACAACAATAAGAGGAAATTTATCCCAATATGGTAGAATATCTTTAAATTTGGCGTCATATCCAAACGTATATATCTTTCCGGGAGACAATTTCGCTTTCTTTTTGAATCCTTTTGCAGATTCACCGACTTTCCTCTTAAACCACGCTACTGACTTCTTCGCTTGTTTAGCTTTTGATCCTTTTTTCGTAGACATCGCAGATGCAGACAATTCAGCACCAATAGCCCTTCGTGCTACCTGACTACTCTTACCAGACTTTGCTATTTTCAACCATTGTCCTCCCATCCAACGATACTTACGTCCATCAGAGGCGACTTTCTCGGTGCCGATTGCGACACTGGTTAATTTCTTTGCTACTTTTACAGCCATATTACTTCACCAAATGATCCTCTGTTAGTAATTTAAATGTCCACTTCCGTTCAGCACAAAATTCTTCTGCTACTTTCCACTTTGCTTCATTCACTTTCCACGTTTTCATTGCACGTAAATACCTATATTTGCTCTTAGAATTTTTAGTCTTTGGTAATTTGGGTGGTTCACATTGAGCCTTAGGCTTTACTTCAATAACCATTGTAGATAATTTACCACTTTCATCCCTTTGCTCAATCCAAAAGTCTGGAAAATATCTATGGACTCTCCCATCAACCGGACTTTTATAGGGCAATACAATTTCTTCACTACTCCATCTCTCGATTTTTGGTTGTGTAACATCACAATATACCATAAATCTACGTTCCCAAGATGACCGATACCGAACTTTATCTATAGCACCGACATATTTATTAGGATTTTTTACTTTATATTTTCCCTTATAAGCCATATCAACTATTTATATAAATAGTTTAAAGGACTTATTATCACGTAGAGAAGGACATATGCCATTTCATCACCCACAAAAAGGAGCAGATAGACCGCAGATTGGTTCCCACGGATCAGGCTCTGTAGCAATATCAGATGTTACCAGTAGCTTGCAGGACAATAAACACGACTCATCGAAATTTGCGCCTGATCCCTCCAATATTGCCGAACCAGGACCCAAAGTATTTAAATTTCCGTTAGATGATGTATCAGCGGGAAATTTTTGGACAAGATTAATAATCAATTCTTGGATACCAACTGAAGCTCCTGAAGTAATAAAAGGACAATCACACGCATTGGATAAAGACTCTCTTGCTAATATTTGGCTACCTATGCCATTAACTCTTGGTACTAACTATAATCAGAGATATACAGCATCAGATAATATAATGGTTAATAGAGGTTCAGAAAATTCGGCAGTAGCCGGATATTCGGGAATGGGTGCAGAAGCCTTTTCTCAGGTCGCTATGGCCGCCGGAGGGGCTGCCAGTGAATTTGCTGACTTTGTGTCGTCAATGGCCAACATAAACAATTCAGGCAAAATGGCTATGGGATCAATACAAAACCAAATGATGGGATTAGTCTATGATGGTGCATCTTTGAGGTCACATACTTTAAATTGGAGAATGATACCTAAAGATAGGGAAGAACAAAATGCGATTGAAACAATTTGCTTTGCGTTTAAAAAATTCTCATCTCCTGTAGTTAAGGGGCTTTTTGGCGCTAATACAGATTATAAGAGTTCTGCTAAGGCTCATAAACAATCGACAATGGAGATAGACGCAACGGCAAAAAACGGCGTGAGACACACTCCAATTCCCAAGTCAAATGATAAAAAACAAGATTCTATGAGAAGTATAGGTCGTCTAGGTATACCAGTAACAGTCAATGTAGAATTCTGGTATGGGGATAAAATAAATCCTCATTTATTTCAAATAAAAGATTCTTTTATCGAATCAGTAGAAGTGAATTACACACCAACAGGAACGTGGAATGCTTATGAAGACGGTGCTCCAATTGAAACTCAATTAAATGTAGTTCTTAAAGAAAATGCAATCATCACTCAAGAAGATATAGATCAAGTCGGAGGATACTAATGGCAAAATATACAAAAATACTTCCTCAACTAACTTATAATGGAGTAAGTATATCTGATATTACACACAGATTAAATATGCTCAAAACGGTCGAAAAATATGCAACAATGTATTATTCCGTAACAATAGACGAAACTGCTACACCCGAAAAAGTGGCTGAACAGTATTATGGAACTTCAGATTATTGGTGGATTGTATGTGCAATTAATAAGGTCATTGATCCTTTTTATGACTGGGTAATGAGAGAAACCGAAGTCTATGAATATTGTGCAAAATTATATGACGATCCAGATGAAATTCACCATTGGGAAGATGCTGAGTTTATTCAGTATGAGGAAAACAGTATAGAAGAGGACAGAGTACCTGTTACTAATATAGAATGGAAACTACATTTAAACGATAAGTTGAGGCATATTATGTTGCTCAAGTCTAATCACGTCCCAGATGTGGCAGACGAATTTACGAAATGGATGAGAAATACTAAACAACAATATCAGGAATAATATATTATGGCTGAAGAACTAGCCCCTAGTTTTGAGACATTAGATCCTCGATCAACTTCTGATTGGAGTTGTGAATTTACAAATTACAAAGGAGATAGTGCCGAAATGAGTGGTATCATTAAAGGACTGAGTATCTGGGAGTCGATATACAATAACTGTATGTTTGGCAACATAACGATAGAAGATGGAACAGGTATGGTCGAAGCTAATGGCATTATTGGCTCTGGTCTAGAAGAAGTTCATTTTGATATACTTACTCCGAATACGTCTTCTTTGAAAACTTCCAATCTTGAAAAGGAGATGAAAGTTGATTCTATAAGCGGTGGAACAAAGACTGCAAAAACTACCACCTATAATATAGGAATATCATCTCCTTATCTCTTTACTAACAACAAAAAGTTGATAAGTCGTTCATTTCAGAAAATGACGGCATCAGAGATAGCAGAATATGTAGGTATGAATATTATGGAGTTTGGATCATATTTATGGACTGACTTCACGGTATCTCCTTCTCTACACGAAAAGAATATGGTGGTGCCAAATTGGAATCCTTTTCAGTTAATGAATTTTCTTGCTAAAAACTCCGTATCTGCTGAAGGAGAATCCAATTATCTCTTTTTCGAGAACAATGACGGCTTCAAATTCGTCACGGTAGATGAATTAAAAGGCGGAGACATAATGAGAGCATTTCAGTTGAAGAATATGCCCACAAAAATTGTCGAAGATGCGAAAGGCTTTACAGTTGATAATGCAATTATGGACAAATATTCCGAGCAGTCTCGATTTAATATACCGGCCGGACAAGTAAATGGTCAGTATGGTAGTTCGATATTGACACATAATATCCTTGAAAAGTCGCTAGAGAGTTATGAAGTTGAATACGATGGTGAGAAAAATATCGTAATGGCAGAGGGTATCGGGCTAAACGGTCCGAAAGATGCTTCTTTCGCAGATTACAATGTATGGCAACATAACGGTTTTATGAGTTCTAATTATCTTTATGCTATCCACGAAAAAGGAGAAAATAGTCATTATCCTTTGTATGATATGAAGATGAATGAAATGGAGACGAATACGATTAAATTTGATGTTCCTGGTGATTCAAATTGCTGGGCTGGTGATGTCGTTATGCTCCGGATACCGACTCATATTCACGTTCACGATGTGCCCGAGGATCAGTATATGACAGGGAAATGGTTAGTCACCGCTATTCATCATAAGATATCTAACGCAGGATATACAATGACATTAGAGTGTATGAAGGATGGGTTCTTTGGGGATCCAGACAAAGTAATCGAAGAACGTTCTTAGACTACAAAGTGATGAAAAAATTTTCACAGTATCTAGAAGAAGCAAATTCCAAGTATATTGTTTCCAAAAATCCAAGCGACAAGAAGTGGTATGTAATGGGACATATTGGGAACAACAAATGGATGCCAGTTTCTAATGGATTTAAAGACAAAACCCAGGCACAGAAGTGGTCAAAGAGTCAAGATAAGGTAGACTCCGCCGCTCGTAAAGAAATATAGGAGATTAGAGATTATGCAATTTATGGGATTTGATGGTTTCATTTGGTTTATGGGTGTCGTAGAGGATAGACGAGATCCTATGTGTTTAGGAAGATGCAAAGTACGTATAGCGGGTATACATACAGAGAAAATGGAGCTAGGAGTCGATGAAGGGATTCCTACTCCTGATCTACCCTGGGCTCATCCGATGCAACCAATTACTTCTGCCGCGATGAATGGAATTGGAACTACTCCACTTGGTCCAGTAGAAGGGACTTGGGTAGTAGGATTCTTCAGAGATGGAGCTAATTGTCAAGAACCGATAATGATGGGAACATTGGGGGGATATCCTACTAAGCCGCCAGCGAAGAGTGGTTTCAACGATCCAAACGGAATCTATCCAAAAGCCACCCATCTAAACGAACCCGATACTCACAGACGGGCGAGAAAGGATTTCGAAGGACCACCAGGAGTGGGTGGGGGAGATTCTAAAGAAGAACCAGATTTACCAATGGATAATTACAAAGCTCAATATCCATTTAATCACGTAAGAGCATCAGAGAGTGGACACGTAGAAGAATGGGACGATACTCCAGGTGCTGAACGACTTATGAGACATCATATGTC